GAATCCTTAGGGTACTCGCAAGCTAAGAAAATGGAAGCTATAGCTGAAGCTGAGCAATTAGCTGACCTAGCATCTGGAGATTACGTAAAGGTAGTTGGTAAGGATGCTGCGCTTAGTTCCCCATTCCTAGAAAGATTTAAAGAAGTATTTAATAGTAGTGATATCAATACAAATCTTCGTAAGCTTGTTATGGTGTCCACCGCAGAGACAGCGGGAGCAGGAGGAGTGGAAAATCTTCGTAAAGGATTTTTTGATTATCTTGTTTCTACACAAAGTGGAGTGTTGAAACCTGTAACACAGAATACTCCGTATCAAAGGGTTGGAGATTATTATGTGGACACAGCAGAGCTAGGAAAAATACTTGACACAGCAAGGGAGGCTGCGCCTGAGCTTAGACGTATCCTTACGGATGATGACTTTAAAGTTTTAGAACTAATACAAACTTACACGGCCACTATTAATCGCGCTGGGCCAGACGCAGGTTCGGCTCTTGCTGGTGCACAGATTATTGGAGAGCTATTTACAGTAGACCCCCAGAAATTCATAGGCGGATTGACACGTCTTGCGTCTCAGCAAAGAATATCTCAAATATTTACCAGTGAAAAATTTGTTCGCATGGCGGTGGGGTTAGGTTCTGCAAAAGATGCAGGAGGATTTGCAGACACCGCAAAGACTTACTTCTTTGGTAAAGGTGCCGTTGGTGCCGCTATAGCAAATATAGCCACAGGAGAGTCACCAGAAGCGGCACAGACTAGACAAATGCTTGAGGAATCAAACGCTTCCATGAGTCCTAGTGCTGCCGCTTACATGAAACAATTTAAGACTAATTAAGAGTCTTCACAACTTCCATATCTTCGATGCGCGTCCATGCTTGATTAGCTGCGACGCGCATTTTTTGTGTGCAATCTCTGACGTAATCAAAGCTCTCTTGACTAATCTTTACGTCATTCTTGCCCAGAACAGGGATGCTGTGCATCTCAACCATATCCTCCATGACCTCATCCCAAGTGTATTCACTAAAAGATGCTTCGCAGTCATCTGCGGAGGATATGGTGATGCCGATACCTTGTTTAGTAACGGCGATGTGAACATCGAGTTCACTGAGTACAGACAGAACTTTCGTCGCTGACATCTTCTTTCCTTTGAAAAGCTTTAATCACATCCGTTGAAAACAACTTCTGTATATTGAGTAGATACATACGGGAAGCAAAGTTATCGCCTCCCTTAACGGACTTCTTGTAGTCTAGGTTGTTGATGATGCGCCGTAAGGACTCAACATCAAACACCAAAGTGGCAAACGTATCGTCTCCGATACAGAGATTGTGGAACCAGTAGTCTGCTTGCGTAGCTGCGATGCCACTTGGCTTGCCATAGCACTCGTATTCGATAGCTATGTTGCCGGTGCGCATCCACATATCACGCTCCGACTTCACCTCAATCTTCTTGTCTTGTAGCATCTCTGCAATACGTTGCTCGCGCACCTTGCCGTATTGCAGGTCGATGTCAAACTTCTTTCTGTCCCTGAGGGACGGCTCAAGATTTTCCATTTAATCTTTCCAGGTTTTGGAAGTAGCTAGAGTTGTATCCTCGTTGCCACTCCTTGCCACGAAAAGACGTTGCAGAATAAGGGTTAGCTAAAGCAAAATACTTATCTTTCTTCTTTTCGTACTTATAAAAAGCCTTACGACCCTCGTGGTAGAATCGTTCTGTGGCATCGCGCATGATAAATGCTCCTACGCACTGATATCCACAATCTCGCAGCTGTCAGCTGTACAAGCCATCGTCTGCATAGAGACTGTATTGTCCTCTTTCTCATAGTCACTCAGTATCTTCCAATCAATCTGAAGAGGCATCTTCTCCGCACACTCAGCATAATGAGCTTCTGTGCAGTCCTGATATGGAGCCTGCTCATACACATGGTCGTTACGCGGCAAGAACGACAAGCCAGAAGCAATGTCAAAGTTCTTGTAAATCCATCCACCGACCTCAAGCCACTCGTCGTCGCTCACAGATACAGTAATGGACGGCTTATGTTCACACCAGCTGTTAGCGTAGATTTTCCAGAACTCCAGCTGTTCGATAGCTGTCAGGTCATCCCGCGTAATGCACTTGTCTGGAGATTTGACAGGGAAGCTAAACACTGTGTTATTTTTGCTCCACTTGTCATCCTCGCACGGTATGCCGCTGTCCATCATAAAGCGTGTGAGGGGGTCTTTCTTATCACCGCGCACTGTACGGATGTAATACTTGCTGTGTCGTGCATGGATACCCGACGCAGAATCAGTAAGCTGTGAAACTGTGCCAGAAGGCTTAACGCAAGTTATAGCGGTGGACCTATTAATCTTAAGTTCGTCCGCGAGCATAGCGTTGGTTTCTACGGCCACAGTACGTAGCTCTTCCAGTATCGGCGCAATATTATTACCGTAGTCGTTACTGGTGCCGTTGAGGATAGCATTGTCCATAATGCCAGTCATAGACACACCGAGAAGACGCTCTTCTTCCGTGTTCTTGCCCCAGATGCGGCGCAAGTATGGGAAGTTTGTGAGCGTAGACTGCCATGTGCCAATGATTGTGGCGATGCGAACCTTGTTACGCAGGGACTCAATAGTATCACTACCTCGCACAATAATCTCTGACAGGTTACAGAACTGATATGGGCGTAATATAATTTCACTACAAGGGTTCGTACCGAAACTATGTTGCGAATCCCGCCGTCCGTTCTCTTCTGCCTTCTTCTGTGCTGCACCTCGGTAGAACATACCACGCTCACCAGTGCCCGATTGCGCGAGAGACAGCCATTCACGCATAAAAGTCTGCATATCTGGCTTATCTGTGTACGCTACAGAGTTGTTTGCCATTTGACGCTGTGGGTCAGTGTCCCAGAATGCACCTACTTTTGCGTGACGCATCCGGTCATCAGACAAGTTTGACAGGCTAATCATAGCAGAGCGACGTACACCGCCTGATACAACAACCTCACCCACTTTGCACATGATGTCATGGCACTCTAGGCTCGTCAGACTACGGCCAGCTGCCTTCTTAAATGTATCAACTGTGAACCGGAACAACTCTTCCAGCGGCCCGGGACCACTAGCACGACCACCAAAGGTCTTCAGTGCCGAACCAGCAGGACGAACTTTGCTCATATCCCACTTCGGCACCTCGCCTGTCCACAGCAGTGCAAGCAATTTACGGAACGCTTTCGCCCATCCTTCTTTGCTATCGCGCACCACGATGACTTCTTCGGCGTCGAACATCAGTTCGGGCACCTCTGGCAATTTATTTATGTATTGCCGCTCCACAGAGAAGCCTACACCGGTCCCGCACATCAAGATGTACATAGCCTCGTCAAAAGCCTTAGGGTCGTCTACGGGCAAATAAGAGCAGTTATAGCCAGCTGTGTTGTCACGCTCTAGCGCCTTGCCAGATGTCATCATAGCTCGCATGGACGGCATAACTTCAGAGTGCAGGATAGCTGCACGAACATCTTCGTACACATCTCGCGGGATAACGTAGTTGTGCTTCTCCGCAAGATGGTTATTCATGTACGTCATATAACGATTAACAGTCTCATGCCACTCTTCGCGGCGACCTTCGTCTTCCAACCACCGTGCGTAACGAGACTTGTGAATAAATTGTTGATAATAAGTTGGTAGAGTGACGTTGCTCATCATACCTCCAAATATTTCTTAATAATATCAAGACGGTCCTGATGAACGGCAGCCTTATCCATTTCTGCTTGTATGGCTTCTAGGATATCAGAGTGCTCCCCAATACCTGCAGGATTCTCTAAGTACACCTCAATATTTGCTAGATGCAATTCTAAATTGCCCTCTGCGTGTGCCTGTAATGCGTCTAATATTCTGCCCTTCATTCGTTTGTCCTCACTGTTATCCTAACAGGTTCAATACCTTCAATATCATACAACAAGTCTTCTATATAATCTTCAACGATATCTGAGACTTCGTCAATGTCAACGCTAAATTCTTCTAAATCTATTCTAGCGGAGATTGCGATATTAGCTCGTATTTTTGTCCTGCTCATTTTCTAGTACCAAAATTAAACGGTCCAAATAGAACCGCGCTTTCTGCAAGTCCTCAACGGGCTTGCCCTTGTAGCGATACCGCCACAAGTATTTAATAATATTACCCTGTAGGTAATATTGATAGCCATCGCCAGTGGCGGCTTGGATAGCATCCAAGCACTCTATGCCACTGGTGTTGTAATGAGATGGGTTGTTTACTGCATCTTCTTTCATGCGCCGCCTCATATACGCTTCATGTCGTTCTTGCATATTAGTCACAGGAGCTAAGCCGAGACATTGTGGCTACATATACACCACTGTCTTCTCGTGCTTTAGACAGAATGCGAGTGTCATACCCAAGCGGTGGATAAGATTGCTTGTAGTTCTCAATCTTCTCCTGCAACTCTTCGTCAGTGTTAGCCCTAATTACGTATTTTATGTCCTTAGCCATTGTAGGCCATCCTTTCTACTATGCCGATGACGGCGTGATATGCAATCCATCCAAGAACAAGTAAACAGACTGCTCTGATTACATTGTCCATCATAGGGTCTTTGGCGGGGTCTTTCTCCATCCAACAAGTCAACCACTTGTTCATACGTGTGTCATCCTTATAGCCGTTCCAATCTGTTGTGCAATCTGCGGGACTATAGCATTGCCTAGTCCTTTAAGTCTGTCCACCCTTTTGGGTACCCCATTAGCCACTCTACCCACGTCGGGTTCAGCGTCCCAGTTCCACTCTGGCGTACCTCTGGATGATTCCCAAGCATTTTCTGCATCTTGTCGCCCGGCTGTCCCGCCTTGTGTTCGCTGGCTGATGGTG